ATTCAAGTTTGCGCGGATGGAAACAGTAACCTTCAGGCTGTGCGAGAAGATGGCACATAGCGCATGTTGCCAGTCCTTAGCGGGACTTTTCAATTATCGGCACAGGGAACGGACACAACGCCGCGCAATTCATAATCGCAGTGTGAGGCAGAACAGAGTTTGAGTTTGTGAGGTAAAGGAGAAACGAAATGGCAGAGTTGAAATTAGATTTTAATCAGCGAGAGCGGGCGCGATATGCCAAGCAGTTGCGCGAACTCGCAGAGAACGCAACCAAAGCCGCAGACGCACTTGAGAGTAATGACGATCCAGAAGCGACTGTACGCTTCATGATTGTAAGCATGGCTGGCTCTGCGCTTAGTAAAGACCTTGGGTCGGCGTTAGTAGACGGTCTCAAGGCTGAGAAGGTCGAAGTTCTCGATGCTGATCGAATTGAATTTCGCAACCTTTGAGGTTTGAGTTTTGCCGGACTACTACCGCGAGCGTTCGCAGCCCATAAAATCAGAATGAAGCCCTACTATCAGGAAAACGGAATCACGATTTACCACGGCGCGGCTGAGGCGGTGCTGCCTACGCTGTCCGAGCGGTTCGATCTGGCCTTTTTCGACCCGCCGTACAACGTCGGCAAGGACTATGGAACTTCGCGAGACGGGGAAGATCGAAACCTTGTCGTCAGTTTACGAACTGATCGAAGCCTAGATAAGCGGCGTGGTGAGGAGCCAGCTTCCCTTTGAATACTTTAGCTCGTGGCGCAGTAGCCACAACGAGAGGGGCGCGGCGTGGTTCGACTCCACGGGGAGCCACCAACATGAGGCTCCCAAGCTCTCGGGGGAGAGCGGCCCCGCAATTCATAATCGCAGTGTGAGGTAAAGGAAATGATGATGAACAAAGCGCGACAACAGACCAAGCAACGGCTATTTGATGTGATCGATAAGTGGCTTGGCGAGACACAGGAGAAGAGTGATGCGCCTTTTGATTGTTTGATTGGCGACAACACGGTATCGCTGATGACTGATGCCGCCTTCGCTGTCATCGAGGCCGTCGAAGATAGTCATGCGTATCTCAAGAGTGAAGGAATGTTGGAAGAGGAGATTTGACCTTACCAGACTACCGCGAGCGTTCGCAGCCCCACCAGAGAGGGACACAGAGCAACAAGGCGTCGCAGTAACGAAGGGTGAGTAAATGAGTGATCCGATTCATGTGATTAGTTTAGGCGCCGGGGTTCAGTCGTCAACGATGGCGCTAATGGCCGCGCACGGCGAGATAACCCCGATGCCCGTTGCCGCCTGCTTTGCTGATACGCAAGCAGAACCTCCTAGTGTTTACGAATGGCTCGACTGGCTGGAAAGACAATTACCTTTTCCTGTTATTAGAGCAACAGCAGGAAACCTCGCAGATATTCTTACAACCTCTAAGCTCCGCAGAGACGGCCTTGGTTATTGGCAGAAATCGTCACTACCTGTCTACACGCTGGAGCCTGATGGCAACCGAGGACACGGAACGCGTGGCTGCACCTATGATTTCAAGGTTCTTGTCTTGCGGAAAGTGCAGCGCAAAATTGCCAAGATTCGTCGCGCTCAAAAGGACGTTGGAGTAGTTACGTGGATAGGTATATCGACCGATGAAGCGCATCGCATGAAGACCTCGAATGAGTTGTGGGTGGAGCATCGGTATCCTTTAATTGAATCCCGAGTAAGTCGGCAAGATTGCTTAGTTTGGATGGAAAATAAAGGTTATCCCAAGCCGCCACGCTCTGCTTGTGTGTTTTGTCCCTATCACAGCGATAAGGAATGGCGCAGGCTAAAAATCGAGGAACCCGAATCCTTTGCCCAGGCAGTAGCTTTTGAGCAGAAATTTCAAACTGAGCGAGCAAAGACCAAGGATGTTCGCGGCATTCCATTTCTTCATAGCTCCCGAATTCCGCTTGATCAGATTGACTTTAGTAATGCTGAAGATCGCGGACAAGCAAACTTATTCGGGAACGAGTGTGAGGGCATGTGCGGAGTGTAAGCGTCACCACAGAAACGGATAGAGAGGGAGAGTAGATGAGTTTGATTTTTGTAGATTGTGAAGCCTATGGCGGTGCTCCGTCTGTCGGCAAATTAACTGAATTTGGCGCGGTCGAGTATAAGACCCGCGAAACGTTTCATGGTGTCATTTGGAAGAGTTCGCCCGACCCTGACAATCCTGCGATCCCGTTGCCGACTGAGTTAGCGGTTGCCGATCCGTCAATCGTATTCGAGCAGTTTGAGCAATGGCTACAACGCTTCAAAGCGCCCTACGTGTTCGTCTCCGACAACAACGGATACGACTGGCAATGGATCAACGACGGATTCTGGCGCTATCTCAATCGCAACCCCTTCGGGCATTCATCACGGCGAATCTCAGACTTCTATGCGGGCCTGCGCCACAACTTCTTTACGCCTGCGCGTGAATGGAAACATCTCCGCAGAACGAAACACGATCACAATCCAGTCAACGACGCAATGGGCAACGTTGAAGCGTTTGAACGAATGCAGCAGGGTGAACGATGAACAAATACAAATGCCTACTCAATCCCGGTGATTCTGTTCCTGGGTAATAGGTGCGGGAGCGCGGGAATAATGGAACCCTACTATCAGGATCAGTCAGTGACGCTTTATCACGGCGATTGTCGGGAAATACTCCCATCATTGCCGAAGGTTGATTTAGTGCTTACTGATCCGCCTTATCCTGACTATCACGCTGACGCGTATCACTATCGAGATGGATTGCTAGAGGTTTTGAATATCTTGGATTGTAGGCAGTTAGTTTTTTGGTCTGCCAAAGCACCGTTTCCTTTGAGTTATTCAGCAATTCACATTTGGGACAAATGCCCGGGCGGCGAGATCGCGGCGGCTGCGTATGAAAGAATTTTTGAACGTAATGGGCACGCGGCTTACAAAATGTTTCGCGCTTTCGTTATCAACAATCCTGTTCGCGCCATGCGTAGCCGGGATTTTTACAGCGGACACCCCTCCCAGAAACCAACTTACCTGATTCGGCAATTACTAGCCTATTTATGCAAAGGAACGCAAGGTTCTCTGGTTGTCGATCCGTTCGCCGGGGTCGGCACGACCTTGAAAACGGCAAAGGACATTGGGCTACGGGCCATCGGCATTGAGATTGAAGAAAGGTATTGTGAAATCGCGGCAAATAGAATGTCTCAGGAAGTACTTCAATTTGCATGATGGGTAATAGGTGCGGCGGTGATTAGGTGGAAAGATGAAAAAATCGACAGTTGAAAAGCAACCACAATCTGATGCTGAAGCTATTGCAGCCTGGCGCGCGAAACGGGCGAAGCAGGGGGAATTGCAAAAGCCGAAGGTGAAGAAAGGGAAGGCCGAGAAATAATGTCTTCGTTGGGCCGAGCGTTGGCACCGTATCTTTATCCCGGTCCCGGGCGAACCTATTATGGCTATTGCAAGTCCGGTCACAAACTTTACCTTGATGAAGTGGGATGGGATCGCCTGAAAGCGGCGACCGCGAGAGAAGAGATTAACGGACTTCCCGACGCTCCCTGCAGGGTGGTTGCTCTGTTGCTTCCGTGCGGCGACATCGAAGAATTCGCCAAGCAATGTTACAAACGCTCTGACGGTACTTACTTTTACGCATGAAACAATCAAAACGCCAACAAGAGGAGGATGCGCGATGAATCAGCGGCTAATTTCAATAGTGTCTGCGATGGCGCTTCATCATGCCGTCGTCGTTGGGCGCGGATCTGACTGGGTTGCGAGTATGGTGGACGAAGCCTGTGCTCGCGATCCGATTCCGGGCACTGAGCTAATTGAAGCCCTCAAGATGCTGAATCGAGAAAAGGCGTCAGAGGCCCGGGGATCGCTACGGGATAGTAACAATGCCCAGCGGTCATACCTATCGGCGCGGTGAAACTCATCAATGCGACGAAGTTGGATGTCTCGCGCGGAAGCCATGAAGAAACTGTCTCGCAAAGAACAAGAAATAGAAGCACGCAAGGCGGCGGATCCAATTGCTCAAGCGTTGGGGCGAACGGACATCGACTATTCCAGCGATGAACTTCCAACTGCTCCACGATTTGCCGATGGCCAAAAGCCAATTGCGGTGCTGAACTTTATTGACACGCCTTTCGAGACTCAGCACGAAGCCAAGGCAATGAAATTTAGCAAGGTGGAACTGACGATTCACCCGGCCGGGATTCAGGTCGAATTCTGGAATGGCGATCGGCAGGTTTATGCAACCGTCGTTCATTCCGTGGATTGGGAGAGCGCGATTGCTCTGGCGATGCTGGAAATGAGTGAAGCCGCGAAATGAGCCACTACGAAACATTAGGAGTGAAACCTGACGCCGACGCTGCGGAAATTAAGCGCGCATATCGCAAGCGTGCCGAGCGAGCGCATCCAGACAAGCAGGGCGGCAACCAGGATGAGATGATGGCGGTCAATCACGCCTTCGATGTTCTGGGTGATCCTAAACGCCGACTGCTTTACGATGCCACTGGACAGGATTCCCAGCGGCCGATCGAGGAACAATCCCGTGGACTTCTGATGCAAGGATTTCAACAGGCGCTCGCGAAGGGCTCGCACACGATCTTGAAAGATGTTCGATGGTTCGTAAAAGAGGCTGAAGCTAAGACCGTCGAGAGTCAGCGCAAATCGCGAAAGGCAATTAAAGAACTTCAGTCACGCCGTAAGAAGATCAAAACCAAAGGCAAAGAGAACGTCTTTCACATGATCGTTGACGGCGAAATTCACAAACTCGAACAGAACATCGCAGTCATGGACGAAGGATTGAAAGTCGTCGCTGAAGCATTCAAGGCTCTGGATGAATATGAAAGTAGCGAGAAAGAGCCTGAGCGCGCATCTGCCCTTAACCTCGGATACGTTTACACATCAGGAAATTTCTAAGGAGAACAATTGATTAGACCAGAACCATCAACAGCCGGAATCCCGATCTTCCGTGAACTATCAGGGCCAGAGGCAGCGGAGATTTTCGCGCACGACCTCGAGCAAGCCATCATCGACTTACTTGCCACGGGCGAGTTCAAACAGAAGGCTCTCGACCTTTTTGAAAAGAGCGGGAAGTTCGGCGCCGGCGCGGCTCACCCTGTGGTCGTTATGATCGCCAACATGAGGATCAAAGTGTACACATCGGTTGAAGCTGCGAGGTCGAAAGAGAAGATGCCACCTCCACAGAGCCATTCACTCGTGATTGAGACTGGTAAGCATGGCCCAGACTCCGAGGAAGTGATCACATCGGACGTGCAAATCTCGCGAATCATCGGGACCGACACTTCAAATGCAGTCGACCGCGCTCGCAAAGAAGTTGGTATTACTCCGAAGGTGCCGAAGAAAGACAACAACGGCATCGTGCTAAACTCAACCGACGAGCATGAGGCGCGGGCGGCAGACTATAAAGATCGCATGGCGAAGACCCATTCAAAGGCAGCGGAAACACGAGCAGCAAAGAAGGCAGAACGTGAGAAGTTGGCGAACAATGAACAAGCGCCGAAAGAGGCGTGAAGCCGCGCTCCGCGAGCGTGAAGCGTTCTGGAAACTTAGCGTGCGCGAACGGATGATTGGAGACTTAGTGTTTCTTCGCACGCCTCCCGCCAACTTCGGATTTCTTGGATTCACGGTGCTTGAGCGCCAACTCAAAGACGCGGTGAATTATCTTACTGATACTTCTACCGTGCTACGGGCCAGAGTTAATGGAACCTGAACCTCAAGAGAAGAAATGAACAAACCTGTTGAAGTTTATGCGTCCGATTTCATGTGCGCTAAATGTACTCGGCTGATGAAAAAGGAATTTGAGATAGATGCTACCGCTTCGCCCATCAAGGCGAAGTCGTTGACGATCGAATGCGTCACGCGAGACTGCGAACAGTTTGGCCGTAAGACGCGGCCACCTCGTCTTACATTGGTAAGCAATGGAACCTGAAACCACAGAGAAGGAACCGCATCGCATCTTTGGGAGTAAGAACCCAAACATGCCGCTGTGGAAAGATCGCGTTCATAAGACCAATGGCGGTCGGGCGCGAAACATCACATGGGAATCCAGTGTGTTGAAATACATCCGGCCCTTCCGCGAAAAAGCTGGATGGAAGACCACGCGATTTTGCAAAGAAGTTGTTGGTGCGATGAGGCTGATGGCTGGCCGATACGAGCAGATTAAAAAGGTGCTCGACATCTGGGATGGCTATGCACAAAAAACCAAGGGCCAAGTGTTCTCACTCGACAGAGCATGTGATGAAGCGGGAGTTGATCGCGATGAATTTGCAGGGCTTGCACTCGCCGCAGTCAAGCAGCATTTCCGCATGACGGCGATGTCGATTGTGGATCTCAATATCGGTGACTTGGTTCAAGCCTCAGTAGACTACGCGAGTAAGGACACGAAAGAGTCATCGCCTGAACGAATGCGCCATCTTGAGAAGGCGGGCATTATCGACAAGGTGGCCCCAGGTGGAACCAAGGTCATCGTCAAACAGACCGCCAACAATAACCCGTCAGTTCCTGGTCGTTCGTTTGATTCTCAAATGGAGGAATTCGACAACGTGATCGAGGGCGAAATTTTGGGTGAAACAAAACTGATTGGAGACGGACGATGATCAACGGACAAGATGTTGTCTTTATTACTAAAGACGACAGAAAACATATTCTCGTCGCGATTGCCAAGCTGTGTGGCTATGGTTCTGGTGATAATATCGACTGGACTCGACTTCTGAAATTGATACCAGAAGAATCGTTTACCGTGCTTTCAACTCTTCACTCTCTGGAGCAATCCGATGATTCAACTGAGTGAATGGTGCGGTAGTTTTCGCCGGACTGCTACGCTTACCGATGGTGAACACAAGGTTCCAATCGCCATGACCCTGGAAGACGCTGAGTCACCTGACGCGCTTGAAATCTTTCGATTGAAATTGAACGCGGCATTGGAGCAACTGGAGAAACTAAATGAGCATGGAAATCGGAGTTGACGATGGCAAGTGCGTAACGTGCAAGCGCGGCTGGCCTCAAACCACTTTCAAGAATTACGACGAGAGCGATGCTACGCTTCCAATGGAATGCGATCAATGTATTGCGGCAAAGTCTCGCGTAGACCAAATCGCAGAGAAGATCGATGAGGCTCGCAATGGCGGCGCGGCCGTGGTGGTTCGACAAGTCGTCGTGACGGGCATCAAGTCAGGAACGAAGGTGACAGGATTTCGATACCCAACCCATGCGAACGCTGAATTGGCAATAACCGATCTACTGGTGACATTTGAAAACGGATCGGAGTATCTTTACGAAAACGTGCCCGTGGTTGTTTGTGAAGCATGGATGGGAGATACGTCTTTTGGGACTTACTTCATTCAACAGATCAAAAACAGCTACGACTTTAAGAAGGTGAAATAGATGGCAACCCCAACCTACGAAGAAATGTCCGCTGCTTATCAGAGGGCTTGCGACGGCAATAATATACTTGACGAATCCCCCGGTCGAGGGGGTGATGAGTCGAGTCTTATTGCCGCGTCCAAAGGGGGTGCATAAATGCGCCCTCAAAGCCGAACGGGCGCGGGGTCGGTCGCGTTCCGCGATAAAAGGTGGAATAGCTGGCGTTGGCGACCGATCTTAGAGAAGTGGGGTTATCTTCGCGTGTTTTTAGATCCAGACATATTCAAGTCCGTGGGATTCATAGTGGCGGGAACCGAACGGCTTGGCACTGTGTTTTTTGTCAGAGTTCCTTTGAGCGAGGGTAATAGTTTATTTGGAGAAGATTATTACGCGATAACTGCAAACCATGTCCTGACCCCTGATTCGCTTTTACGGCTACCCCTGAAAGGACAACAAGGATGGAAGGACGAGCCGTTTCTCTTGGCTGACTGGATACGATATAGAGAGCTTGATATAGCGATCTTGCCCCTTACCCTTTCTTTAGGCGATTACGACATTAAGCCGATACCGATGCGAGAGCTTATTGCTGATCGCAATTACATTCTTGCTGGCGGGAAACCTCCGGTTGAAACGGTGCCAGCATTTCACTGGGGAACGGGAGAAGAAGTTTACACGGTAGGGTTGTTTGACCAAGACATCGGGCCAAAGCTAGAGCGTCCCGTTGCCCGATTTGGGCACGTTGCGTTAAGGCCCGCCGAAGGAGAGTTGTTAAGCATAGAGATTGATGAGGACGAAGTTGTTGAGGCAGAAGCATTCTTAGTTGAGTTGGCGAGTTGGCCCGGACAAAGCGGTTCACCTATTTTCCTCCGTCCGTGGGTTGATGAATCGCGAGGCTTGGAAAACCGGCCGCGCTGGGAATTCAATTTTCTTTTAGGCATGGTGCAAGGGTTTTATCCTGGCGGCGAACAAGACGTGACAATTGACAGCACTGATTTTAGATTAAGGGGTCTAAACATGGGAATTAGCGTAGCAATACCCTCATGGGCTATTCATAAAGCCTTAATGGAACCGGAGCTAAAGAATAGACGCGCAGGTTTATTGACTGAACAGTCGCGGGCACGAGCAAAAGGACCAAAGCTACTATGAAACGAAAATCATCAGCAGAGTTTGAGAACTTTGACAGGGTTATGACCGGAGGTGAGGCGCGCGGTACATGATCGCTACGATGGCCCAATCATTCGACAGCAAATCCATTCTGAAGTAGAAAAGATGGACTGGCCCGAAGTCGTCAATGTATAGCTCTAAAATCAATAAGCGGAACTTAGAAGCCGCCAACAAGATATTCCAGCGCCAGTATCCTCACGAAGAACTCACCTACCATTCCCCTGCTTTAGTGGATGAAATGAATGCCCACTTCGAAACCATTCGAGGGAAAGATGGGCAATTCACCCGACCGCTCACGCCTGAAGAAGATTTGTGGATCACGAATGAGCGCATAGTTTGCCGGATTAACCATCGGTACACACTTGTTCGCTACATGCACATAAAAGATCGCTTCAGCAAGATCGTCAAATTCAACCCAAACATCGCGCAGAAGATCATCGTCGACGTGCTCGCAGAAATGGAAGAAGCGGGAGTCGAACTCGTCCTTCAGTTTCTCAAGGCACGGCGTCTTGGTGTCTCGACTCTCTTTCAATTACTCGTGGCGATTCGCATCATGTTCAGCCGTAACATTTCAGTAATCAGTTCGGCGGCAAATCCGGAGACATCAGACAAACTTTCAAAGATGCTTTGGCTGGCAATTGAGAAAACCCCGTTCTGGCTTCGACCACTGTGTCCCTATCTTGGCGACTCCGCATTTCTCAACGGCAAACCAAACGGTCGATACAAGACAGGCATCTTCTATGAGTTTTCAAACGGTGTTCGACTGGACATCGAGCATGGCGATCAGAAAGCCGATCCCGGTCGCGGTGAGAATCCTAGTGTTGCCCACTTTTCTGAGACGGCCAAGATAGAGAAGCCCGAAAATTTGATTGATGCAGGATTCATGCGCGCAATGATTCCGTCGCCAATGAACCTCGCTTGCTTCGAAGGAACTGGTGAAGGCAACGTTGGATGGTGGCCAAAGAAGTGGGAGTTCAATAAGAAGAATTACGGGATACCAGGTTCGGGCGCGCGCATGAGGCCGACCTTTCTCGGCTGGTATGTGGGTCGCGACATCTACCCGTCTGAAACAGATTTAAGAACGCAGGGATGGTATGAAATCGGAGACACTTGGGAGCCGTCGCAGGGAACCGCAGAACACGCGAAGCAATGCGCCAAAGCTGTGCGCGCCGACCCTTTGCTCACAAAGCATCTGGGCAAAGATTGGGTGATGCCTCGCGAACAGATGTTTTTCTACGAGACAAACATTAAAGAGTATCGAGTCGATAAAAAACTACACATCTGGGCAAGAGAGATGGCTGCGAACGACAGAGCCGCATTTACGCCGTCATACAAGTCGGTATTCGATCCCGACCTGTTGATGAAATATCAGGATGCGATTGCGGAACCGAAAGGAGTCTTTGGACTCAGAGGCACATGCGGAAAAGATCAGCTTGTCCCGAAGCGTTATCAACCCACAGAGCACCTGGGCGGAACGTCACTTCGCGTGACGGCTGACTGGTCCCGAAAAATAGGCCCATTCAACTTCGAACTCTACCCGCTGAAATTCAAAGGTTGGAATGAGTTTGATGAAGCTGGAAAAATCATTATTTGGGAGTGGCCAAAGAAAGGTGAAATCTATTCACTGGCCACCGATAACGCCGATGGTCTTGGCGCCGACCGTACCGTAATTCAAATCCTGCGCAAAGGTGGCATGGGAAGGTGCGATGCTCAGGTTGTAGAGTTTTGCTCAGACGCGATCAGCGGCGTGGAGCTGTGGCCGTGGGTGCTGGCGCTCGGAACCTTCTACTCGACGATGCGGGATGGCAAGATGCGATTGCCAAAGTTGATCCCTGAAACGAACCGTGAGGGCGGCAGGCAGTTGCTCAAAGAGCTTGAGATGCGTGGCTGGAAGTCGAACGACATCTACTTCGAATACAAACATCGATCGACGTCGCGCAAAGCAGCCGGAACAGTTTCGTATGGCTGGCAGATGACTCCAATGAATCGCGATGAATTGGTTCAACGTGGAATCCAGGCACTTGAAAATGAAGTGATCGAAGTGAACTCTCCGGCCTTGGTAGACGAGATGGCGTCATTTGTTCGGGATGAGAATGGGAAGAAAACAGCGGCAAAAAATCGCCATGATGACAGGTTGATTTGCCTATTTCTCGCGTTCCACGGACTGTATGCTGAGATAGCCAGGGCAACAGGAGCCGACCCAACAATTGAAAGAACTCGTGCCATTCCGGAGGAAGTGTTGTACCCTGTGGCGACAGAGGGTTCGATGAACGACGTCAGCCGCTACCTTGATGAAATGATCGGAGGCTAAATGGCAAAGAAACCAATCCCGATGCCAGTCTCAAATGAGCCGGATTACCCGTCTCTCGCTGAGATGAACAGTCGCGCAGTCGAGGAAATGGCGGCGCGTCAGCGCAACGAGCATCAGATGTATGCGGCCTGTCCGAGTTGCGGCCAGCAATTAACCGCTGCCGAACACGCACTCAAATCGACATCTTATGAGCCAACTCGGCCTGTCTTTTGTCGTGCTTGCGGGTGGTCGGGATCGGCGTACCGGGATTGCTATTGATGGAAATTGAAGTTCTCGCCATTGGCACGGAGGTTACGATTGACGGTGAAATTCCGGCGACGATCCGGGGTATCTGCATTCGCTCAGAAAGCAATATCACCTATGAATGCGTTTGGTGGGACGAGCGAAGCCGGAAGATTGAGTGGCTGACTGTCGACGAAATCAAACCCAAGTCCGAGCACAAGGCCATCACGATTCGACCACGAGGGTTAGCATGAAAAGACGTTCATTTGTTCAATCGCTATTAGCACTCCCGGCCGCTGTTGCGCTGTCGAAGATTCTTCCAGTCAACCCCGAACCACCGCCACCCATCGCCGATAATTTGTTTACCGCACCGCCGCTCACGTCTTATCTGGCGAGTCCGCAACGCATTCGCATTACAGGTCGCAACCAGCATGGGGAAGTTATCTCAGAAGAGATCGTCGCTGGACATTTTGGTGAGATTAGTTTTAAGGACATTACACGCATCAAAGTCATCCAATGAAAACTCACGTCATTCGCAAATTCATCTGTCCTCGCCACAGCTACTTCGACGCGCTGGTCAAGTGGGATGAGCGATACAATCCTCAGAAGTGTCCTCAGTGTAAAAAGAAATGTGAGTCAGTGTTCATTGCTACTCGCGCCGCGCTTCCGGCCGCAACTATTGTTTACGAGAAAATGGTTGGTGGAAAGGTCGAAAGGCTCTATGTTGATCCGCAGGAGCCAGCATCAATTGCTTTCGCAGAGAAGAACAAGTTTCAGCGTCGTGAAATCCAAGGCATGGCCGAAGCGCGAAGATTCGAACATGAAGTCGCGAACGAAATGCGCCGTGAGCATACGGAGCAACAGAACGCGATGAGCCGGAAGAAAGAAGAAACGATGCGCGAAGCCCACGCGGAATTGCGTGATATGATGCCGCACATGGATGACTTCTCGCGGGCGCTCGCGAAGGAAGCTATTCGACAGTCAGAGTCGGGATACTCGCAGTCATACGATCCGAATTTCCGAATTGGGGCTTACAACTAAAGGAGCTACATCATGGATTGTTTCATCACGTTCGACGTTCACTGTTCAAAGGGTCACGAACTTGCTAAGTCCATAGGCGACGATTCGATCACATATCGCCACGAGAACGCGGCAGACTGCGAGTTCGGTGAAGAATCCGTGACGGTTTCGAAGATCACACCGGAGCAACTGTCCGTATTGTTCAAGCCCGCAAAGAAAGCCGCTGCGCCCGCGTCCAAGAAAACAGCCAGCAAAAAATAGATGGCTCTGTCTCAATACTTCGCTCCAGTAGCGGTCAATTCCTCCGGTCGCAAACTCGGATGGCTTCGCGAAGCCTACCGGGAGTCCGAGATCGGGGTTGAGTCCTGCTACGGATACGATCTTCTGGATGAAGACCTTCGCATTTTTCGACAGATATTCCCCGACATGCTGTCAGGGTTTAGTGGTCCCGCTCTCTCAAGTCCGCCACTTTCAACGCCCACAGGTGCGGCAGTCAATCGCGGTCTTCACATTCCACAAGTGAAGCGAATGCTTTCCGAGATGACCGCCATTCTCGGAAACATCGAACCGTCATGGACTCACACGGCCAGCAACGAAGAACTTCGCGATGTATCCGATAAACTGGATGCTTGCACAAGAGTTTGGTGGGAGCGCACCCATGCAGTTGAGCGCATCATTGAGACGATCCAGTGGTCGGCGGTGAATCGCACGGGCTACATCTTCCCCAAGTGGAATCCACATTTTCACGGCATCAATCAGGGCGATATTGAGTTGGGAGTTGGAGGCCCGAAATCCTTCTACCCGCTCTGGTGTCCCAAATCAAACGACATTCAGCAGGCTTACGCCGGCACGATCGTTGAAGACATGCCGATTCATCAGTTCGGGATTACCTGGCCGACGCTGGTGAATAGCGTCAAGGTGAACGATCAGGCCACAGCGAACCTTGCGCAACAGGCAGGGCGCGCGGTGGGAAATGTTTTGCGCGGTGCCGCGGAGTTGTTTGATCCAAGCACAGGTAAGAAGCAGTTTCACGGCCAAGTCCCAGCAGTCAGGGTTTACTACACCTACATTCGGGACATGTCGATGAACCTCACTGGCAACACGGTCTGGATGGGCACACCGCGAACCTATTGGAATTACGCTGTTCCGTCTGTAGGGTCAGACATTCCGACAGGACTCATCAACCCGAGCACCGGGCAAGACCTTACGAAAAAAGCGGAGAAAGAAGACTGTTATCTCTACCCGTGGCTTCGGTTGGTAATCTGGACGAATGACGTAATTTGCTATGACGGCCCAAGCCATGCGATTCACGGTAAAATTCCCGCAGTAAAACTTACTCTCGATCCGTGGCCGTGGGACTATCTCGGCGGTTCATTAGTTCGCGACATTGCATCGCAGGCCGAAGCATTCAACCGACTGGTTCGTTCGATTGACCATCGCGAACAGAAGAAAGCAAAACCTCCGCGTCAAGTCAATATGGACATGATTGACGATACGACCGCGGAATCGCTTCGCAGGCTTATTGAAACACCGGGAGAGTTGGTTAAGGTCGACACCTTCCGCGAAGGCGAAGTGATTCGACCGCTTGACGATCCTCGCAACAATGAAATTCAACAGTGGGAATTGGAGTACGGTAAGCAGTTGGTCGAGATGATGACCGACGTGCTTGGGCTGAACAACCTTCAACGACTGGCCGAATCTCGGCAAATTCCCAGCGGCGACACCTCAGAAAAACTTCTCCAAATCACAGGCGCGCGCACCCAACGTAAGGGCAACATCATGGAGCGATTCTGTGCTGACCTCGCGCCTATGGTTGACGGGCTTCTGCTCCAGCACTACAACTTCGAACTCCGATGGAAATTGTTTGGTTATAAAGGTCTGACAGTGTTTGACTACGATCAAGATCGCGGCACGTTAGTTCCGGCCAACATCCCGGGCCGCGCTCTCTCAAACGGCAATCTCTTCGGTGACGGGCGTTCAGGCCGATTTGATTCTCGCATCAAGCGAGCGCGTTATTTGGCGGCGACAATGGGAGTTCAGATTGAGCGAGGATCGTTGCTGGACGTGACGTCGATGACGCGACAACTGCTCGAGTTGAGGCTCTACCAGGATCCCAACTTCCCGAAAGATCCGATTTCACTGGCTGAGTCGCTACGGCTAAATAATGTTGGTAGTTTAGACGACGGCGAGGACAAGGACAGCCGTATAGGGCGTGCTAAGAAATGGGCGAGAATTCAAACAGAAACCCTCGCAGCCCTTCAAGCGTTAGCGCAACAGATTATGGCGGCGGGTGATCCCTCTGCCCAGCTGGCAACTATGATGCAGACCCTTGGCGCGGGTGCTGGCGGCAATGGTGGTGGGGCGCACGATGCGACAGGCCGACCCGAAGGCCGTCCGCCAAGTTATGAAGCACCGCCCGTGATGGAAACCCGCGACAACGGGCAAAGGACGATCATAAATACATCCGACCGAACTCGTGAATAAACTATGAGCGCTCAACTAAAGCCAGTTCCCCGCACGCAGTCTCGCTTACAAATAAAGGCGAGATTTGAACACGAAACACTTCAATTCGAAGGCAATCTTTTTGAATTCGTGGAGCACTTGATGCGCGAGAAGTGGACGGGCAAAGGTACGTTTGTGCTCAACCAGGGAACGGTAATGGCAATGGATTTCGATCTTCGCGGGAAAAAGTCTATTGACAATGCGGGAACTTAACTCGTACAGTTAGCGGCGAACGAAGGTCGATTGGCTCGCGCCTATTTAGTAAGGCTACCGACAAAGGCTCACGGGAGAAATCCTGTGGGCCTTTTTCTTTTGACAACATGACACCAATGACATCAGTGCCGACGCAAGGCGGCGACATGGGAATGCGATCGGCGATTAACACCGCCGATCCCAGAGCGTTGATACAGCAACCAGTTGGTGTTTCAGGCCCGTCACCGGAAGACACTTCTAACGGCATCATTGATTCATTAAAGCAAGTGACCGGCATTATGCAGGCAATCGCTGGATCGAATTCACAAGTGGCAGACGAATGCGATGCTGTTCTGAAACTGTGTGTTCAGATAGCGATGAAAACTCAATCACAGGCCGGAAGTCCACCTCAGTCAACTATGTACTGAGTGGATCAACCCGCGCCTCTCGCTCAACCCGGCATAGCCGGAAGGCGGAAAGGTAGATATGGCAGAATTCAAAATCGAGGATTACATCAAGTCGCTCAACCTTCAAACCGACGAGGAGAAGAAGGCGGCCGAACTGTTATTCGCGAAACCGGAACGAGTTGAAGAAGTAAAACGCGGCTGGAATACCGTGCAAGAAGGTTCACGGATTGTCACGGAGGCCCAGACCCTAAAGCAACAAGCCGAAGCCGCGCAACGCGCCGCCGCCGAGAAGGAAGCAGCCAACAAAGCATGGTTCGATTCGTTGAAAAAGTACGAGGACGATGCGAAGGCTACGGCAGACAAGGCGACGGCCTACGAGAAGTACCTGGCCGATATGGGCCTGACACCTGAAGCAGTTTTGACCGGAAGCGGCGTTCAACCGCCGGCACGAAAGGCAGCAGAACCTGCGATGGATACCAAGTTTCTCGAAGAGAACAAGCAATTTCGCGATCAGGTTACGGCTACCGCCACCCTGCTGGCCGATCTTCCGTTCGAACTTCAAGCCATCAGCAATCGGCACGTCGAGCTTTACGGGACCGTGCCGCCGCCGGCGGTGATGCGGGAACTTAAGGGCAAGTTCCTTGACCCGTCCAACACCAAGCCGCTGATGGAAATCGCCAGCGCAGAGCTGCACTTCGGCGAACGCGAGAAACAAGTAGCCGATGAGGCTCTTGAAAAGCGCGTCGAGCAAATGCTGGCAGAGAAAACAATGAAATGGGAATCGGAGCATAAACTGCCCACCGGGGCGCTGAGTGCCGCCGAAACCGAACCCGCCGTCAACATGACGAGCGAGAAATTTGCATCCGAGGTCAAGCGATCTTCGGAGAACGATATTAACCGGGTGAGCGAGAGAGACGTGGCCGCGTTCCAAGCTGCCGAACAAGAACTCGCTGGCCTCGGCATAAGGATGACCGGATGAAACACAGGGGCTTCGCCTCCTGTGACAACACTGGAGGCTAGATATGTCACTTAACATTTCGTGGCTGGACGCGATCACAAATAAAGTGATCAATCCGAGCGCGATCGAAGACCTTGTGTTTCGCAATGCCGTACTTCTGGCCTATACGCGGAAGAACGCATTCGAGGTTTATACGGGCGGTGTCTCAATGGACAACGCCTTCCTCAACAACGCCATGATCGGCGGCGCGTTTGCCAAGGGCGACCCGCTTTCGACTGACGTAGTTGAGCCGATTGCAGGGCAAACGTTCCCGCCTCGCACGTACTACACAGCGGTTGCGCACTACCTGGAAAATCTCGCCATCAACCGCGGACCCGCGGCAGTGTTCAAGGCGCTTTCGGTGAAGCACCGAGCAGCGATGAACACCATCAACAACATCTTCAACGTCGCGCTCTATCGTCACGGACAGGCGACCACCACGGGAATTATCTCGGGTGATCGCAGCACGCAGACGAACGGGCTGGACGAGGCGCTGAATGATGGCGCGACGCAAGGGCCGTTTGGTGATTATTTCGTCTCGTATGCTGGCCAATCACGCGCCAACACTTCGGAGCTGGCAGCGGGCTACTACTCAGTGCCCTATTTCTGCGGCAATGCGGCGACTGGCGCGGGAGGCGACATCAACTACTCGAAGATGCTCACGGCTTATTTGCGAGCGGTCAAGGGCAATCGCAAGCCAAACATCGCGCTGACGTCAAAGTCGTGCTGGGGCTTTATTGCGGCCAAGATTCAGGCGCAGCAAATCTTCCAGTTCACAGCAGGGCAGACGGACGCCTACTTTGGCGCCGACTCAATCAAGTTCATGGGCTGCGACATCATGATCGACGAGTACTGCCCGTCGACCATTGACGGCGTAAACGACCCTCGGTTGGGCAATTACCTGCTCGGGACGTTTGCAGCATCGACCACCAACCAGCAAACGCTGCCTGGCAAGATGCCTTTCGCCGGAGAAACGGTCACTGCTGGCGAGGCGATCTACTGGCTGAACTCCGAACCGCTGAAGTTCCGCTTGTCGGATCATCCGCTGTTCAACTTCGGATGGAAGGGCTACGTTCCGCAGGCGAACGGCACGAAGATCGTCGGCGACATTCTGGCTATGGGCACTCTGGAATACAGAGCGCCGTGGCTGGGCGTCATTCAATTCGGTATCACCAGCTAAAAGGGAGGCTGAGACAAATGTTCAACCAAGACAACGGATTAACTCTCGTCACAGGCTTCCTGAATTCTGAAGATGTGGCATATGCCGGGGGATATCAGGGACTCGCGGGAGCCCCGGGCGAACTCGGCCAGATCGTTTCGATTGGCGACGCGCTCGCGCTGAAACTCTCGAAGATTGCCACGGGCACGCTGTACGGTGGTCTGTATCAGAAGGTGCAGTTCAAGTCGGGATCGTCCGCATCGAACATTCGCGGTGGCGCTCTGATTTGGTACGACCGGGCCAACTTCATCGTTACGCCGGATCTCGCGGCCGTGACTGAAGGCGACTTTGCGGGCATCGGTCTGATGGCGAACACCAAAGGCAACTATGGTTTCATTCAGGTGGCCGGAAAATGCACGATTCAGTACCGCGCCTCGGTGACTGACACTAACGTCAGCGACCTCGTGCTTCAACTGACCACCACGAACACCTTTGACGCGATTGCGGACGCAACCGGATCATACATCTCAGGTGGAACCAAGGGTCTGAAGAATATCGTCGGCGTGGCGATCGAAGCTCCGGCCAATAGCGGCCTGAAAACAGCGTCGATTTGGGCGCGCAACCTGAACATCAAGTAAGGGAGGCTGCAAAAATGGCACTGGTTTACACGCTAATTAAGCGCGGCCACCTTATTGGCGGTCTTGAGGCTATCCTCATGGATATCCTTTTCGACTCAAGCTATCCAACCGGGGGAGAGTTAATTGACAATTCCTCGGTTGGATTGCCGGCCATCCTTGCGGCCATCGACACTCGCTCAGGGGTATCTGATGGCCCGTACAACTTCAAATACAACAAAGCGACCGGGAAGATGCAGGTCTTTCGCTCTGGGAGTGGGCCGATCGAGGTCTATTCCCCGGGCGGTGGCGACATCAAGGGATCGGTTTCTGCGGACGTGGGCATTGCGTCAGGCGCTTTACCCACCAATGGTCAACTATGGTCGACGTTGGCTGACGCGGCAAACACTACGGCCTTTACCATTGCGCTCCAGCCTGATGTTGGCCGCAACGTCTCAATCTCGTTGAAGAACACGGTCGCGGGCGCGTCGACGGGTAATGCCGTCACGTTCACGATTGTTGGAACATTCCGCGGTGCGGCACAGACGGACACGGTGGCGTTTACCGCGCTGGAGTTGACGTCAACCGCGCAGAACGAAGTGGCCACGAAGCATTCGGTGAAGCCGTTTGACTCGGTGACTTCAATCACGCCATCGGCGGCACAACCTGCGAGCTGGCAGCACGCGGCAGGACCCGGCAGCAAGATCGGGCTTCCGAATGCTACCGCTACCAACGCCGAAGCTGATCTGATCAAGCTGACCAAGAACGGTGCGAATCTGGCCATCACGGGTCTGTATTCAACGAATCAGACGGTAGACTTCGGCATCTTGGCTGACGGCGACGACATCTCGATCGAGTACCTGGGGTCGGGTGGATTCGTCGAACTCAACAGCGCGTTCGATTTGTCGGCCACAACAATGAGAGCCCTGTTTTTAGGTTAATCGGTTACAATGCTTCCGTGGCAAAACCCCGGTCTGATGAGGCGGTAGAAAAGCGACGTGCTTATGCGCGCGCCTACTACCGCTCTCACCCCCCTACTGGTGAGCGGCTAGAGCGGAAACGCGAGGCCACACGAAGACATAACGAGAAGAAGCGCCTACTTCGCCCTCCCAAGCCTGTACGTGGCCCGGATCCCGAATCACGAGCATGCACCCAATGCCTAGAAGTTAAATCTCTGTCCCTTTTCCATAAGCAGCGCGGTTCACTTTATGGGCGGCGTGCGATCTGCAATGCTTGTGATTACAAAAAAGAGTGCGAATATCGGCAAAAGCCAGAAGTCCGTGCGCGTCGGCAGGCGCGGCAGAGGGCTGCAAATGCCCGTCTTTCACCAGAAAAGAAAGCAGCCAAACGAGATTATCTACGCAGATGGAAAGAGACTTATGTGCCATCCGAAGAACAACGAGAGCGCAACCGTCAAGCTACAAGGGAATGGCATAAGAAGAACCGGCCTCGTATGCGCGAACACTGTCGCCGCTATGAAGCTAAAAAGCGCGCAGTAACAATCGGCGTGGTTTCGTACGATCGAATTTTAGATCGGGACGGGCTGCATTGCTATCTTTGCAATACCGCAGTGGCCGTGAGCGAGCTTAGCTTTGACCACGTAGTGCCCTTGTCGCGCGACGGCGCTCACACAGAAGACAACATTCGAGTGGTTCATGCCGTTTGTAATTCACGCAAACGCAACCGTCTCTTAAGTGAAATTAAGGGCGACTGGCTAAGGTTGGTGGCTTAATTGAGCACGTCATTTGATTTTCTGTGGAATGAGTTGATTGGCACGGTCGATGGCATTGATCCGTTTTCTGCCAAAAAATTTGTGAACAGAAGTTATCTCGATATTTGCAATCAACGGGAGTGGGGGTTTCTGCGAGGGCGTGCCGTCGTACAAATCCCCGACGCCGTTACTACCGGAACGGTATCTCTCACTCAATTCAGTACATCAATTCAATTTGACGCGGCAGCAGCAGCGGTGCTGGATGTCTTTGGGTTGAATCCGCCGATTACTCAATGCCAGATTAAGGTAGGCGTGCTCGGCGGGGCTTATTCGATTGACGAATACGCAGCCGGCGGCGCTGCAGTCTTGGATCGGGCATACCAGGGCGAGACGGATGCAGCGGCGACATACACCATCCTGCGGTGCTTTGTTTCGCCACCTGACGACTTCCTGCGGTTCATTTCGATCAACGACACCTTGCGGTCAAAGACGATGATGTTTGGGCCTCAGTGGACTCAACAGACATTGGATCGATACGACCCTCAGAGAATCGACACAAGCGAGCCCTACATCTTCGCAACCTACATTTACCGGGATGGCCATACACAATATGAAATCTGGCCCAACCCCACAGTCGGGCAAATCTTTTTGTGTGAATACCGGAAGCGTGGGGTTGATTTGGTGAGTGGCGACGATTTACCTGACGCGATTGGCGCGGATTTGGTATTATCGCGGGCGAAGTATCGAGCGTATGAATTTGGAGCGGCACACGCGACTCAGGCTTGGAAAGTTCAACAGTTCATGGCGTTGATGAAAGAAGCCAATGTGGACTATATGGTGAAGCTCCGCGATTACAAGAAACTGGACAAGGCTCAGAATCCGGATACAGTGGTGGTTCAGAATGATTGGGCGGGATTTATCTTTGACGCAGGGTGGATGCAGTCGCACGCCGGGCCGTTTGGTTGGGGATACTGGTAATGGAATACAAGGCTGAGATCATCTGCCGAAAAACTGAGTACGGCGATGTTTGCGAATGGAAAGGTAGCCATCGCGCCGTGGCCGCAGTGTACATGGAAAACATCCACCCCTTTATCGGTGACGGCAGGGTGGCTCAGCTTGGTGAAGTGTTCTCGTATGGTCGGTTGCGACTGCGCGTGGTTGATAATATGTCCGCGTGGAGGACCACGAAAGTTGGGGTGATGCTTGAAAGTCCTCATGCCCAACTCTATTGGCTCTATCGCGAGAAGGCCGAAGCAATTGTCAGATTCATCCGTCGCTGCGAACTAGCTGTTCGCGCATTCAAAGGTACACTTCGGATCGGCGAAACATTGCCATTCACATCACGACTGGCAGATAGACTTCTGTAGGGAGAAACTATGAAAGACAAAGAACTCAGTGGCCCGAACAAGAGCCATCACGACGCAAGCGGATTGGTGTCAGCCAGCGACATGTCCATGCCTTGTCCCGAGCAGGGATGGGGCGGAGTTGACAACGTTCCCGGCGTTGATCCCGGCATGACGCCGCCGATTCGCAGTAGCGTGGATCGGGGCTTCAGTCCGAGCGGTGAAATGGTCGGCGGTCCCGGCCCGAACGTCGGCATGGATGGCAACGATATCGAAGTGCCGCTCACAACTCTTTTGGACGTTGGCGAACAGCCGGGCGAGAAAACTGGCGCGGGGCTGCGCACGGCGGTTGGCACTTCGTTCAATGGCTAATGGCCTACACGTACCTGACGCTGGCCGAGGCGCGGGCAGACCTCTTGCAACGTCTTGGCGACCCTGACGGGGTTTTCTGGAGGTCTGCGGAAGTTGACGGTTATCTGACCGAAGCTATCCAGACTTGGCAGGTTGCGGCCCTGTACCACAAAACCAGAGCGTCTTTCAACACAACTCCCGGCGCTCCCTTTTACGACCTCTCGCCACTGCTTTCGGACGGCGCATCGCTCGTTCTTGAGCGCACCTTAACTCCAGCACAAATCATCACGCGGATCATCTATCACCTGATGGAAAATCAGGGCACTGATGTTGACGGCACAGCTTGGGTGGGCACTGAGATGTTTTCTCTGAACGACCTAACGCAAGCCGTCTATCGTCGCGTGAATCGCTTCCTTGAAGAAACAGGGCAGATAGTCACGCGCGCAACTCAGGTAGTTTCGGCCGGGGAAGGGATTGTCGAACTCAATCAAAACATCATCGACGTTCGCCGCGCGGCGTGGACAACAATTGAGGGCGTGACCACGACCCTGTGGCGCTCAAGTGAGTATGTTGCCGATTCGCAGTTCAATGACTGGAACGTTTCACCTGGTACGCCGGAAGCTTACTCGCTGGCAGTTCGGCCAGTGACCACGCTTCAATTGATTCCGGCGCCTATCGACAACGGCACGCTGGATTTGCTCACCGTCGACACATCAATCGTGACGTCAGTTCCAATTTTCAATGACTTTGGTTGGGTGATTAAGTGGGGCGCGATGGCCGATCTTCTCGGACAGGAAGGTGAGGCGAACGACCCTGAGCGAAGTAAATACTGTGAACAACGTTGGGCCGAAGGGGTTCAACTCGCCAAGATAATGTCCACAGTTTTGCGGACGATGATTAACGGAGTCTCAGTGCAGACGTGCGCGCTATTTGATTTCGATGCCCAACAACCTGACTGGCAGGATTCAGTTTTGGATGCGGCGACGAACGCAGCCACGCCAAACACTCCGGCAATGGCTGGCCCAAACATGCTGGCGCTTTATCCCGTTCCCGACTTAACTCTGGCGGTGCCGGAAGGCAATCATTCGATCACGATGGATGTTGTGAGGAACGCAATCATCCCGGTGAACGATGGCGACCTCGTGCAGATCGGGAAAGAGTTCCTTGCGGTGATTCTTGATTACGCCCAACATCTCGCGTCGTTCAAATGTCAGGGTGGCGAGTTCATGGCGACCTATGCTCACTATGAAAGAATCTTCAGGGCAGCCGCGAACGAGAACGCGAGGCTGATGGAAAACAGCGATCAGTTCCCGATACTGGCAGTGCTTGAAGAAAAGGATAGGCCCAGATTGAAAGCAGCGTAATGGCCGAATATAGTCACAAGCCGCGTAAGTTTTTGCTCAAAGGCGTAGACCTCTCTCGCCCCGTCGATCTTCTTGAGATTGGCAGTTACGTTCTTGTCAGAAACGTCCGCGGATATACCGATGGTACAGTGACAACTCGCCCAGGCGCGGCAGCACTCGCGGCAGCGCTCGCTGGTGGTGCGGTTCATTCACTCAAACGCCTCAACGATGAAATTGGCCCCACACTCTCAACGCCAACTCAATCGTATGCGCGCATGGCCGGAGCGGGAACAAAGCTCTATTCGGACAACTCGACACACAACGCTTTCACTGAAATCGCCACGGGCCTGTCAGGAAATCCAGTGACATGGATTCCGATTCGCCCAGAGCAGTCACCTCAACCGTGGATGTACATTCACGACACAGCGAAACTTCTGCGCGCCAAAGCATCAGCCGCGGGTGACGTTACAAAGTCTTACCAGTGGGGCATCGCACCACCAACCCAACCTTTGAGCATTGCTCTCGGTTCACCTGTTATCAAAACCATTGATGACATGGAGGCGGCAACGTTTGGTGGATGGGCAGCGAGTGCGGGAGCGTTCACGAATCCTGATCGCGCAGCGGCGATTGTTATCAGTAATATTCTTTTTGATACCGGGGCGACCGGGTGGGCCTGTGTGAATCCGGCGTCGATTGGTGAGATTCGCGAAGGCATGGACTTGACCACCTCGGCGAGCGCGGAGACGGTCAAGGTTGATTCGGTTTACAAAGCAATCACCACAACCACGATCGGCTCGATTCGCTACGACTCAGGCACGACGGGCCTTTGCACAATTCAGCTTGCAGCACCAACTGCTGAACTCGTAATGAATTCAATGGTGAGGATTGCGGCGGCTGAGAATGTTCGCGTGCTTTCAGTCACCTATGGCCCTGACGGAATTCCCTCATTTCGATGTTCGACTACGGCTACTCGATCTGCGGGTGATGCGGTAGCGGGGCTCGCATCATTCCGCGCTTACTTTGCAAATACTCACGCCGCGGCCGAAACCTTGTCTGGCAAGATGTTGCAGGTAGTCACTGCCGGGACCGGGATTACAACTTTAACGCGCACGGTCGCCCTGGACTTGTCTACGTTTGGAACTCGCCCGGTGCTCCCCAGCGACATCATGGTGCTTTCGCTGAACACGGACAATGTGGCAAACATCTCCGAGATTCAGCTTCAACTTGATGTTGATGCGAGCACAAACGATTTCACTAAAAACTATTACCTGAAGGCGATCAGCCCGGCTGATTTCACTCCAGTAGTTCAGCAAACACTTCCGCAATTGACCGTGCAGCAGCGAGTAATTCAGCGGGACGAGGTACGCGCCAGTCAGAGCCTCGCCCAGAAACTCAACATGCTGTCAATGGATTCCAACGAGATGGCGATTCTGCCGGGGGATGTTATTGACACCGGAGTCATTGCCGATCCAACGCCAAGCGTCGACCAGACCGCCACGGGCACAAGCCAGTGGAGCGTGATCAAGATTCCAATTAGCGAATTGCTGGCTGGCCGTGTTGGTTCAGATACGTCCCGGGGATTGAAAGACGTGGCGAAGATTCGCATTTCGATTAACGTGGCGACCGGCACCCCTACGGTTCAGGTTGACGACTGGTACATCACTGGAGGTTTTGGCGCAGATTCAGTTTTGCCAAACTCAACTGAGAACGCGGCTTCTCCATACTTCTGGACTTACCGCTATCGAGATGGCCGAACGGGTGACAAGTCGCCGTGGGCGCCATTGAATCGATCAGGCTTTCAAACCAGCCGCAATCGCCTGGTGCTCACTCCGACCGTCTCCACGGATGCGCAAGTAACGAAGATCGACATCGCGCGCATTGGCGGAACCCTGAACGAGTTTCGGATTATCGGCACGATGCCGAATTCCGGAACCTTCAACGATGACTTTCCGGATGACGTTGCTGCCGCCGGCCAGGCTGTTGACGTTCAAGACGTTCTGAATCTTGCGCAACCTTTCCCGGTGCTGGACATTCCGCGCACTGGCACATGCGACGTAAAGGGCACGGAAGTCATTTGGGTTTCGGGTGATAAATTCAACGTGGCAGCGATGAAGGATAGCCAAATCCTCATCAACAACGTTCCCTATAATCTGTACACGAATCCAGACACAGACCAGCATTTGACGTTGCTCCAGAACGCGGGAACGCAGACAGCGGTATCGTTTTTCATCCCTGACGCCTTCCTGCAAGGGCAAACTCTCGACGCGGTGTTTGGGCCATTTGCGCCACCGAACGGGCCGTTGGTGATTTTCGGAGTCAAACGAGGAACGCTGTATTGGACCACCGGAAACGACCCCTCACTGTCGCGAACGAACAACCAAAAGGAAATCACGGGCGGATCTGAAGTTCTGATGAATGGGTGTCTCTACGATTCTCGCCCCTACATGCTTTCAAATGAGCGAATGTTTGAAATCATTTCCGATGGCCAGGGCGGCTATGAAGAAAGGGAGGTCGCCAACTCTAAAGGGCTATGGGCACCGTGGGGGCTCTGCGTAGGTATCAACCGAATTTACGTGGTCTGTGAAGATGGCATTTATGAATCTGAGGGCGGCCAGTTTGTGAAAATCTCGCAAGACCTGGGGCCGCTACTTCCGCATGATGGCGTGCCGGGCGTGACTGTGAATGGAATTCTGCCTCCTGATTTTGCGCAGACCGCATCGCACAAACTCGAATATGGCGACAACAAGCTGAAGTGGTCGTTTCTCGACACTGGCGGCACCTATCGCACATGGATTTACGATACGTTCAAAAAGGGATGGGAGTCGCTGGACACCTATGCCTTCGAAGGCGTGATTCATTACCACGAAGAAGCTGAAAGCGTTCACTCAGAATTGATTGGCGGTAAGGATGGCATCGTTTACCAGGTTGGGGGAACCTTGGACGGAGCGGTCGCGATCACAAGTGCGCTGAAAACCGGGTGCGAAGACTGCGGCGAGTCTCGAGCGCAGAAGCAGTTTGGCGACGTTCAGTTGGATTGCAACACTGGCGCGGTCGATCTGACGGTGCGCGTGTTGACAAACAACTTGGTCACGACCTCGGCCACCGAGACAATAAACAACGCGCTTCGCACTTATGAACTCCTAAACATAGACAATGGGTTGGGAGTCACGGCGCGAAACATCAGTCTCGACATGGAGTGGACAGGGTACGTCGTTCTCTATGAATGGAACCCCAGCTACATTCCTCGAAGCGATCTGGCCACAGAGCGGACTACCGACTGGTTCGCGCCGAATGGTGGCCAAGCCTGCTGGTTGCAGGGAGTAAAGATCGACATCGACACGTTCGGTGTTGCCAAATCTTTTCAAGTATTGGGTGATGACGACGCGCTAATCGCTACACTGAGCATTGATCACGACGGACGAGTCATTGAGCCGTTTACCTGGGAACCGGCGTTTGTGCATTTAGTTCGATTGCTGCCTGTGGGCGAGACGACAGACTTCCTGATGTACAGCGAGCCCGTCTGGGTATCGGAGCCGGAGCCGGAACTTGCGTTACTGTGGCAGACTCAACCGACAACACATGACTTCCAGGGGTTCGGGCATGTCTACCGCGCACAAATTGCGCATCGATCGACAGCCGACGTCACGATGACTGTGACGATTGACGGGGTTGACTACGAATACACGATCCCAAATAGCAACGGCGAATATGAGAAAACCTATGTGACGCTTCAAGCGATCAAGGGTAAATGGTTCGCTTACCGATTTGAGTCAACCGAAGGTGTGCGCGTGTACAAACGCGACTGCGTTGTGGAACTCAAGGCTTGGGCTGACGTCGCGGCCTACCAGTCTGGAACGCCCTTTGGGAGTCTGAGCAGAATTTCTGGCGCTGATATTTAGTCACTGTGGTACATTAAGCCGCAAATGGAAGGGTCTAACACATGAAAATTACGCTCGTTTCAAATGCCGTCGCTTACAACCTATACACGCTATGCGTGGCTGTTGACCCGAATCTTTTTAAGAATTGCCGAGGGTTGAGCATTCAATTGCCCGACGCGGCGATTGAGGCTGCGAACGCGGGGGCGAGTTGCAAGATCGGCACGTCCAACGCCGCCGCAACCGCCGTAGACCCGCTCATCGCGCTGTCGGAGGGTGATACTTACAATTTCCCGCAGAGCGGAACTGCGAACACAATTTCACTGAAAGAAATAGGAGTAATTGCATCAGCGAACAATGCCGTGTTGTACGTCAACCCTGAAGTTGCATGATCCAACGAAACATCAAAGGCAAGTGCGAAGAAGACGTGCGCCGCACCATTGAGGATCTGGACGCATCAATCACCGCGCTTCAAGGTCAGCTCACCGCGCTCGCTGCGAAATCAAACGGGAATGCTCCATTGAGTCAACTTCAATTATCACAGGTGGCCGGACTCATCGGCGCGCGCGCTCAAGCCTTAATCGGCCCCGACACTCCAGATCCAGTGCTGGCCCAATTTGGTGGCGGTACGGTGACGGCAGTAACCGCCGGCGATTTGAGTCCGCTTTTTACTACAACCGAGTCGGCCGCGCCAATTCCTAACATAGCGTTTACGCAGATCCTTCAAAATGCGAACCTCGTCTTTGCGGGACCAGCATCGGGAGTGGCAGCGAATCCGGGTTTCCGGTTGCTGGTCAGCGCAGATTTCAGCGGATTCACAGGAGCGTTACTGTCCTCCACCGTCCTGAATCTCAATACGAACACCAAGCAAACGTTGTACACTGTGCCAGCCGGGAAGTCGGCGGTGGTTCTGTGGGTTGTGGGCCGGAGCGCGAGTGTTGACCTGAGCACCGGAGTTACCACGCTACTTAGTTTTGGATTTAATGCGGGCGCAACTGACTGGTCAACTGGAATGTTTGGGACTCCGGCGCTCACGTCGTCAGGCTTATTTCAAATGCTGAGTCAGACTGAGGCACTGTCTGGATTCCCCTCGGTGATTGGAACGGCGGGACAAATTTACGGCGCAATCACGGATGCGGCATTTGGTGCCGCGGCGACTCTAGTGATCGATTGCTTCGGCTACGAATTTTAGTTATGAGCGCACAGATTCAGCCACAGATTGAGTTTCGCTGGCTTGACGGGGAAGCCGCACGAGTTTTAGATCCTGACGGCATCGAATGGCCAGGCGATACGCGCGTTCTCTACGTCTTCGAAAACGGACAGCTCATTGCCCGATCTTCGATTATGTCAGTGCCGATGATTGAAGGCACATGGATCAAACCGGAGCATCGCAACGGAACGCTTGCGGTGAGGATTATTAAAGAGGTCGAACGGCACTACCTGGAAAACGGTGAAGAGGCGGCAATGGCGTTTGCGCCAGCCGATCAGCCCGAAGTCGCCGAGTACCTTAAGCGTCTGGGTTACGAAGAGAAGCCGCTGCGCTTTTTCATAAAGCCCTTAGTGTCGCGAGCAATAGCCGCGTAGAGAGGAACTTAAATGCCAGCAATTCCATTGGTCGCTGCGGGAATCGGGGGAGCGTTCGGACTGTTTGGCGCGAAGAAGCAAGCTGACGCGACTAAACAGCAAGTCAACGCGATGCAGCCTCTAATAAACTCTCAAACGGAGGCGTCGCGATTTGCTTTAGATCAAGCAAGGACCGATCTGCCGGCCGCTCGTAGCGCCCTCAAAGGGCCATTGGATTTCTGGACAGGGATTCTCTCTGGCAATCGCAATCAAATGTCGAGCGTTCTCGGGCCGGAGAATGACGTCATCGCCGGGCGAGATGCGATGGCCACGCGTAGCCTGAACGAGTTTGCTCCCCGCGGCGGACGCCGCACGTTGAGGCTTGGCGATCAACCCTTCACCACGGCCACGGACTACAATCGAACCCTTCTCGGGGTGCGCCCGCAGGCGGCGGGACAGGTGACAGGACTAGGCCAGATTCTTGCGCAACTGGGACTCGGGGAACAGAGCGCGGGAACAGGCGCCGGGTCAAGCGCAATTCAGGGCGGTTTAGGGGTCGCGAGTTTGGCTAATCAAGGCGGGGCCGCGAGTGCCGCAGGGATGAACACTCTGGGGAATTCAATCGGCCAGATTTTGCTGCAACTTCAAAAGTGGAAATGGCCGGGAAGCATCACTCCTGGAGGTACACCTTAAATGCCTGACGGATTTGCCGTACCATCACAACTTGGCGCTGTTGGCTCTGGAATAATGGAGACGTATTTTGGTGGACTACTCCGAGAGCAAAAGACAGAACGCGAACAAAAGGATGCGGATCAGGCCCGACAGTTAGCGGCCTTTCACGCGCTTTTGCAGCATCCTGATACGCCGGAATCTGAAGTGCCCAACATCTTGGATTCAGTAGCTAAGATGATCAAGGTAGACAAGGACTTCGCTCCCGTGACCGCGCATATGCGCGAAGGGATGAAACGTCGCGTGCCGTCTGGACCTGAGCAAGAAACCGGGCAGAGTCGGTTTAATCGGATGAAGGAGCGAAGCTCTGCTGAAGGCATGGGCCTTGTTCCCGATCTTCCGGCGCAGGAGATGTATCAGCCAACCGCCGAATACGGATCGCTGACTCAGGCTCAGGCCGCAGATTCCCGCAACCTGTCGATGTACGAAGCACAACAGGGGATTCAGACTCGCAAGATGTTGGAACAGCAGGCGGCAATGACTGACCGCGCAATTCAGGTTGAGTCACAGAAAGAAATCGCTCGCCAAGCACGGCTGGAAACTGAGTACAAACTAAAGCGTGACTTGCTGGAACCCAAGGAAAGACTTGCGGCAGATAAGCAGCGCAATCAGTACGAACAGTCGCTACTCGCTCAGTTGGGCCATGCGCCCTCAGAAGAAGAAAAGGCGTGGGCGCGCGCAAAGTCTGGCGAGATGGTTATCAACCTGGCTGACGCCATGTTGGGCCAGAAGGCGGCGGCAGCAGAAGCAAGTCGCGCAACGGCAAAGAACCGATTGGCACAAATCAAACATTGGAATAACCAAGACGCGCACGCGATTCGAATGGAAAGCATTACCGGACTGTCGGCAGCATCGGCGCGACAATTCAATATGCAAACTCGCGAAGTCTGGCCAGAACTCAGCCGCGTAAAATCTGAGATTCTTCAACTCCAAAAGTTCAAGGCGACGATTGGGCCAGCGGACACGCGATATGATGCGCAACTTCAGGACTTGGAACAGCGTCGCGATGAACTACAACTCCAAATCAAAGACGCTCGCGATGCGCTGCAATCGTCCAGTGTGCCTTCCTCGCCGCAAAGCGCGGTCCGGCCAGATGGAAAGTACCACTACACGCCCGACCAGATCCGTCGCGCTCTGAGGCCGGGGCAGAGTTACGAGAGTGTGCTAAGACAACTGCAATCCAGACCCAACGTAGTAATCGACCAATGATCCATGCCGGAAGATCCGCTCACCGAGATAGTCAACTCCACGCCTCGCGGCGTGCCGCATCTTGACGACCTGAAAAAGTTTGCCCAAGAATTCCGCCTAACTCCCGGCTCGACCACGGGGGGCACTCATAACGTCGGCTCAAAACACTATTCCGGCAATGCAATGGACATCAGAGGTAGCGGCGGATTCTCCGACGCTCAAGTTGCCCAACTTGCGGCAGCCGCGAAAGGGCGCGGGTTGCGGTTGCGCGACGAAAGAACGCGACCGCCCAGGCAAAAAGTGTGGGGCGGTCCGCACGTTCATTTGGAGTACGCGGGAGGCGTGGGGCAAGATCCGCTATCTGAAATTGTAGGACTCGCGGCAGATGTAGATCCGCTGACGGAAATTACACAAGGGACTTCAGAACCGCAACCCCAGCAAATAGCCCTTACTACGAACGACGCCGCGTGGCATTTCGGCATGACGCCGGATGAAACCAAGAAGCTCCCCGCACAGGCTCGCAGAACATTGGAAGATGCGGTGGCCGAAGATGAGCGAAAGAAGGCCGCAGGGCAGATGATTGAGCCGCCATCGCTTCGCTATCAAAACGACATGCGTAAAGCGGCAGGGTTGAAGCCTCTCAAGTTCAACGTTGCTGTTGATGAAAACCAGCCGTCGCCATATTACAAACCAGATGTCGCGCCGCTCTCACTAGGAGCACCGTCAAGGCGAGTTCCGGTAGGGCCACCATCTTCGGGGTTCACTTTCAAAGATGGATGGCCGAGTGACGATACGGTTAAGGCTGCCATGTACCGCGAAGTGTCGAATGAGCGAGAGCGCAGCGGATCTTATTGGATTAACGTAGACAGCGCAGTTAATGAGAAGTTTCAGCAATACCAGGCAGAGAAACAAAGGGCTGTCGATGTTGCGCAGCGAGGCCCGCGCTTTGAGGCGCGAGACAGCAATACAGAACGCATCGGCCAGTCTATCAATGACGTGCTTCTAAAGTACGCCCCAGGGCTGGCGACCATTGATGCGCCGGCGGGAATTAAAACTGACGTGCTTCGCGGGGCAGCGAGGGGCATTGGATTGCCAGTTCCCTTGCGTGAAGTCACCCGGGAGGAAAAGCTATTTGATTCTCGCGCTGAAGGAGAAAAGCATCTTCGGGAGATTGTTGGACAGAACGCTACCGCATTTTTGCCGTATGTTGGCGCAGGCAAGTTGGTGTCAATGGCCGGAGTGGTCAATCCGATTCTCCGAGATGCGCTGACATTTGGAATGGCGAACGCTGCCACGCAGTTGACGCAGACTGGCACAATCGATCCCAACAGCGTTGCCGAATCAATCTTGATGGGTGGCGTAATGGGCAAGATTGCCGGAGTTGACCCATTTCTGAAGCGTCGCCTAGTGGCATACATCGCGCCGCAACTTGCCCTGGGCGTGGCAAAAGGTGAGTCCAAAGAGCAGATTATCCACTCGGTTATTTCCAACGGACTATTCGCCTTGGCTGGTGGTACGAAAGAGCGTGAGGGAGTTCCAACAGTTCCCGAAGCGTTACAAGGCAAACTGCGAATGGGCGAAGTCCGGGATCAGATTCGCCAGATGGGCGGCGAATTGACTAACCCCAACGAGGTTGCGGCTGGTGCGCCGCCTGATATTCGATGGGGCCAGCCGCCCAACTTCGATACCATTCTCGCCGTTCGCGAGTTGTTGGTCAGACCGCCGCGTGCGGCTGGCGACATGCCGGACATTCCCGAAGTCCCGGTAAGTACCATTTCAGAACCCAGACTGGTCAAGCAAACCCCGCAAGCCGGAGTTAATCGCCCGGTCGAATCTGCTACGGAAGTTCCCCGCCAGGTGCCTACGTTGGCCGAAGCCGCTCAACCTGAGAGAGTGGCGGCTTCCACGCCTTCTGAGGGTGGAGTAGGTCAAACTTTCACAGTCTATCGTGGCAGTGAAAGCGGGCACCCAGAATTGACTGGCGAGGGTAATTTCACCACGTCGCCCAAGACTGCCCGTTTGTACGGCAAAGTGAAAGAGCATCGAGTTACATTAACCAATCCCAAGGTTCTTGACGGGAAAGGTCAACTGAAGGGCGAGTGGGGCGACTTTGAGGAAGAAATAGCGCAAGCCAAAGCAGAAGGCCACGACGGATTGGTGGTTAAAAACATCATTGACGTTCCGAGTCGAATGGAGGAAGGCTACTACGCCGACCGTCTACGGCCATACGCGAGCGATATTGTGATCCCGTTCGATACTGCGAAGGCTCTCTCTGAGGGTGGAGTATCTGTAGGGGAAGGGAAACAACTGCGTGATATTGGCTATTCGCAATCTACCATCGACGCGATGACGCCGGAGCAAGTGTCCGAAGTTCTATCAAAGAACCGCACTGCGAGTTGGGTGGTTGTGAATAAGGCCACGGGCGAACCCGTTACGGAACTGTATGGCAAGAGCGCGGTTGACAAGTTAAATACCGCAAAGTACGAAGCCGTTCCGATTGAACAATACCTCTCAAACATAAACGAGCAAATTGCCAAAGGCGCAACTGGCACCGTCAACTATCGCAAGTCTGTTCCTCAACTAAAGACTAAACCATCTGTACCTGAGACGAAACCGAACTATGATGACTTGGCAAAGGCAGACAGCGATGCCAGCAATCGTATCACTCAACGCATAGCCGAACTGGGCGAGCAAATGAGAGGCGGCAAGCCTGACGAAGCGCGAAAGGCCGCAGACGAAATGCGGCAACTTCAAGAGCAATCGCCATCTCATCCATTAGTAGCTGCCGCTAAGAAGGCCCAACAAGAACGATTAGCGGCGAAATCAGCACCATCTGTACCTCAAGAAGCACCAAAGACCGTTCCGCTGAAGCCTCTATCCACTTTGGCGGTCGGTCGTGAATCGCCTGTCAGTACCGAGCGGGGTACAGAGGTCAATACGCGATACGCCATCGTGGAAGCGCCCGAACTGGTGACATCACACGATACGATGCTGAATCGCAACCCGATCTTCCCGGCCGAACTCCAGCCACGCGAGCGGGACCGCGCAGCGTCCGCTGACCAAATCAACCGTATCGCCCAAGGCGTCCGGCCCGAATACCTTGGAGAGTCGCCAAAGGCCAGCGAAGGCGCTCCCATCGTTGGGCCGGATGGTATCGTTGAATCTGGCAATGGTCGCGTTCTGGGTCTGCGTAAGGCGTTCGAATCAGGGAAGGCTGAAACGTACCGCCAGTACCTTTTGGACAACGCAGAAGCCTTTGGCGTCGATAGGGCGGCTATTGAGGCCGCGAACCAGCCCGTACTTGTGAGAATCCGCGAATCTGAGGTGGATCGCCCTCAATTCGTCCGAGAAGCAAATGAAGCAGGCGTGGCCAGCATGTCGGCGCCGGAACAGGCCCGCAGTGACGCCCAGAGGCTCACAGGCTCGCTTTTGTCCACCTTCGCACCCTCCGAGTCAGGGGAAATCAACACAGCGGCTAATACTCCATTCGTTCAAGCGTTCATGCGTGACGTGGTTGGGCCGAATGAGTTGGGGCGATACGTCTCGGCGAAGGGTGAAATCTCGCAGGAAGGGCTGACCAGGATACGCAACGCGATATTCGCCCGAGCCTATGGGGATTCGCCTGAAGGGTTGCGCGCGCTCGAGAAGTTGGCTGAATCGCCTGACAACAATGTGCGGAATATCACCACGGCATTCCTTCAGAGAGCAGGGCAATTCGCCGCATTGAAGGAAGGCATTGCTAAAGGTGAGCGGTACGAACTCGATCCGACCAGCGACTTGACGAAGGCTCTAGCGAAGATGTCGTCATTGCGTGAACAGAGCACAACTGTCGCGGATTATCTGAATCAGCGCGGATTGTTTGGTGACGACCTGACGCCCATGCAAAAGCAGATGCTTTGGGTGTTCGACGAGTTCAAACGAAGTACGCGAGCAATTAGTGACGTGCTGGACAACTATGCCAAAGGTGCGGAAGCCGCTGGCAGTCCAAAGCAGACGGCATTTTTCGAAAAGAGCCCGCCGACCAAAGAAGCGTTGATGGAGGCGGCAATAAGGGAGACAGTCAGAGATGCAAACAAAGAGATTAGTTTATTTGCGCCAGAAGGGGTTTCTGCCCAGCCAGAGACAAGTAGCCGTGTTCCGGACATTGATACGGCAAGCAAACCAGTCAGTCGGGAAGTCCCTCGGCCAGATCGAAGCATTGCGGTCGAACGTCCCGCCGAAGCCGTCGAAAGCGTAGATCCATTAACTGAAGTCACGTCTGGACAGAACCTTGGCCCCGGCGCAAGGTCTATCCACGAGCCCGCGATAGAAGTGAAGGAACGTTCATTCGGTAAGCGATTCGTCGAAGACGAGCGCATGGTGGAAGAACTTCGCGAATCGCTGGGAACCGAGAGATATTACGAGCCAATCCCCAACAAACTTACGATGGAAGATGCGCGAGCGTTTGTTGATTCGCGGAAGATGGCCGATGCCATTCTCGCCATGCGCGACGAGACTAATTCGATGGAGCCGAGAGTTCGCGTTACCGTGGGTCAATTGATTCTCCAGAAACTCAACCGCTCGCTTAAAAACCTCAAGGATGTTGATGCCAACGCAGCGCGATACGTGCTCGACACTGGCTATGAAACCCAAGTCTGGCTGGATGCTTACCTGACCCGATTAGGTCAAGGTTCTCAGGCGGCGAGGATGTGGAGCCAGATGGGGCCGGACGGCTCTCTGAATATGTACAAGAGGGCGGTTGAAGGGGTGCGGGCCGAGTACGCGAAAAAGGCTGGCGCAGAAGTTCAGGAAATCATCGACACTGCCAATCAAGAAGGGTTGACCCATGAGCAGCGCGTCGCTGAGTTATCCAAACTATTCGGGAAGAATAAGACTGCACGTCAAGTCAAGACTCATTTAGAGAAACTGGTGGCTGCTGCCGAAGACGGAAAACTCACCGACCAACAATTCTATGAGATTGCGGCAGATCGTCTCGGGCTTCCAAAGTACACACGAGAGATTGCTGATCGCATCGTCGATTTAGCGCAGAGGATAGAAGACGCACCCGAAGGTCTGCCCAAAGACAAACTCATCTTCGAACTGAATAAGTTCATCGCTTCACAAAAGGGATTCACGCCTTGGGATTTACCCTTTGGAATTTACTACGGCAACATCCTGAGCGGCTACAACACGAACTTGGTAAACACGCTCGACACAGCTACCAACGTCCTGTCGGAAATCAATGGCCTGGCGCTAAATAATCCTCGAGCCGCGGCCAAGATTTACTCTGGATTGATGCGCGGATTGAATGAAGGCAGATTCGATGCGTTGCTCGTGATGAATGAAGGCCGGATGATTACCGATGGTAAGTGGTTGGAAGTTCCGCGCTTGATGGAAATCGCTCAGTTTGGGAAAAAGGGCGGCGTCCCGATCCTTACTAAATCTCGAATCGGTCGCACTATGAAGTCGGTCGCCGAATCGAAGATTGCAACCCCGCTAAACGCCTACAAGTACGCAACTCGCTTACTGGCCGCAAGTGATGCGGTGTTTTATCGCGGCGCGAAGGAAGCCCGCTCTGCGCTGCTGGCTTTCCGCATGGCTGAAGCGGAAGGGCTGAAGGGCGATGCCCTGCAAGCCCGCGTGCGAGAAATCCTTGCCTTGGATCGCACGGCTGATTTTGAAGCTCAGGCTGAGCGGGAAGGATTTACCGGGACCGAGGCGAAGGTTCGCGCAATCGAACTTCAGGAACTCACTCGCAATAAAGACCTAAATGCCGATGCTGCTGAATTCGCGGGAGAGTCAACCTACAATCACGATCCGCATGGAACCTTGGGCCTCGTCTCTCAGAAGATTTCATCCTTAGCACAGGACGTTCCGGCACTCAAACTCTTTGTGCCATTCACGCGCATTGTCGCCAACGTTACCAATCGGGGTCTGAACTGGACACCTTACGGTTTTAAGCGTGCGCTCAAAGGATGGGGCTACGGGGAAAGAGCGGAGACGCTAACACCTGAAGCTCAGAGACTCATGCTCACGCGCGCAACGATTGGCACCGCTGGACTGGTTACGCTCGGGGTGATGCAACAAGCCGGGCTGCTTCAAATTCATGGCAATGGCCCGAGTGATTCTGAGAAGCGTCGCCAACTTGTTGCCGCCGGGTGGAAGCCTTACAGCGTCCAAATGGGCAACACTTACATTTCCTATGTGAACACTCCTGTTGGGTTGGGCCTTTCCGTTTTGGGCAATGCTACCGACGCCTCGCGCTATCACGAGATGGCGCAGAAGGAAATCGGCACTCGCATGGCTTACGCTGTGGCGCGCGTGGGCAGCACAATCTTCAGTCAGAGTTTCCTGTCGGGATTGAACAGATTGTTCGAGGCTTTGTCGGATGATCCAGAAACTTCGGTGCGGGCGGTGAAGGGCGTACTAGGAACATCGGTTCAGGCGTTCACCGTTCCCAATATCGTCCGTGATGGCTACAGACTTTTCGATCCAAAGCAATACCAATCGAATTCACTGATGGGCGACTTAGTGCGCAACACTCCGTTTGCGGCTCTCGCATTAAGACCTGCGCTGAATGCTTTCGGCGAACCTGTCGAGATGCCGCGGCAGCGATTCGTCACCTTTGGAACCAACGATCCAGCGTGGAAGTTTGTGGTTGATCGAGGGCTGCGCGTTCCTGTTCCAAGTCGAACAACCGAACTGAAGCCAAATCAGCGAATCACGCCAGAGCAATACTATTCCCTACTGCAAACCACAGGGCCGGAAATCAAACAGTGGATTACCGACAACAGGCTTCGGCTGAGTGGAATGACTGAAGATGCTGTGCAGGATGCGCTCTCGAAAGCGGCTGGCGACATTCACCAGCGGGCATTGGATCGCATGGAACCGTCGCGGTTGATTCGCCGAACGCTGTTTCGCGGCGTGCCGCGACCGCCTGAGATGGTGAGCCCAAGCCCGTCGCCTGTACCGTTACCACCACAATAACCTTGCAGGGAGAATGATTGACCTATGCTATCCTTTCGACCCATGAAGAGACTCTTGCTTGCCGTGTTGGTAGTTTTGGGATTTGTCTCAATCGCACAAGCGCAATATGTTCGGGTTTTAGGCGTGGCCGAGAGAACCGGAACGGCAATCGTCTCTGGAATCTCCAGCACCAACAAACCGAGCATCACTTATCCAGGCGCGACAATTACGATCTATAACGCAGGAACAGTCACTCCAGCAACTATATTCAGCACGAGCACTGGAACCGCGAAAGCCAATCCGTACACAGCCTCTCTCACCGACGCTACATACGACTTCTTCATTGCTCCAGGCGCGACATTCGATGTCAGAGTAAGCGGCACCAGTGGTGGTGTTGCTATTACGACATTTACCCGCGCCGGGTACACCGCTCCTGGGACGCCGGGAACTTCGTTAGCATTGTGTGGCGGGACTGACGACACTGCACTACTTGCTGCCCTGAACACAATCAACGCCACGATCCAGATTCCAAACTTGACTACTTGCGCATCGAACACCCAGACCATCTCTGTTGCGCTTCAGGTTGACAATGGCGGGTTGCTGAAGCCGATCACCGGACAGACTATCTCGCTCACTGGCAGCTTCAACGCGGGTGGAACAACTCCTCATCAAGCCTTCACTAACGCAACTGCCGGACTCGGCACTGTCACCTTTGCCAGCAGCGCGCGACTACGTGAAGTCTATCCCGAATGGTGGGGCTGTGTGGCTAATGGCTCTACGGCGTGTCAGGCGTCATTCGACGCGGCTATCGCGTCCTTCCCTAATAATGCGCCGGGGGTCAACGGAGGTGTGATCAAGCTTGGGGTTGGAAACTACCGAGTCACCGGATTAACGATTACAGATGTTCAAGCCCACATCGTCGGCTCAGGCAGCATTGGCGATTCGGGTTCAACAAATACTGTTTCGACAATTATCAGCACCGTTTCTGACGCGCCGATTCTCAACTACGCTCGCGGAAGTCTCCACAACTATCGAGTGCGTCTGGAGAATGTGACGTTGGTTGGTAATAGCACGGGAACATCGCAGCATGGCATCGTGGTGGACAACGGTGGAATTGTTCTCAACAACGTGAGCATCAGTTTGGTTGGAGGAAATGGGTTATTTCTCCAACACTCAGTCGTTGGTAGCTACAACAACCTTGAAATTCACCAAGCAGGAATAGACGGCATCCGCTCTCAACCTAGTGCATCTGTCGCTCCAGGCACGCCGCCTGCTGTCACGGCAAACACCTTCTACCATGTGTCAATCGGGGGAACCGCAGCCAACCAAGCTGCTGTGCATCTCTTTTGCGCTCATGGCAATAACTGGTGGGGGCTGGACGTGGAGAATGGCACGTACTCAACCATCTCCACCATTAGCAACGCCGCCGCCGCTGTTATCACTACTTCATCTGCTCACGGATTTACGACCGGACAAACGACGGTCATCAGGGGCAATGGAACGTTTGAGGGGACAACTCTCGGCGCAGCGTTGCTAGGCGCGCAGGTTGTTACTGTCCTGACGCCCACCACGTTTTCCGTTCCTGTCGATTCATCTGCATTAAGTGGCTTCAGCGGCACAGCTACGGTGAATGGTACGCGTGGAATCTGGTTCGATCGGGAAGTGACCTGTACGCAGGAAACTACCTATAACGGTGTCTATGGTTACTGGTCAGAAGCCACTGCCGTTGATGTCCAATTTAACGGCACATCGGAAAACAATGTCGTGATCTTCTCGCGGCGAGATACTGGCCAAGGAGCGCCGATAGTGGTTGCTGGGAGTCCCGGCACCGGCAATCGGTATGACGATTACAACGCATACGCTACTTCACAAACTCAGCGTCTCACGGGTCGGGTGATAATTGGTGATGACTCGGCGCAGATTGCCGGAGCAGCAGGACTCAAGATCACAACTGGTAATCTTAATTTCGTCACTTCTGGACAGATGATTACCTGGGGGCCGTCATTAGCGAAACTAGGGGTGACATCTTCCACTAATATCAATTTTGTTGATAGTACGGGTACGGACGCTGGAAGCATCAACCTTGGCCCCGGTTCAGCAGCCTTTACGCAGTTGCTTAGAAATGGTACTGGGGTTGATGTTCGCAATGGCGATAACTCAGCTTACGGGCCACTTACCGCCAAGAATCTCATCGTTGCGAATACGGGAGTCTTGCGAACGACACCCAAGACCAACAACACTTGGGGAGCGGCGATCTCACTGGATGTTTCAATCTCCAATCACGATATTGCGGCCGTGTTTGCCACAAGCGCCACGTCCACCATTACGCCAACGGGAGCAGGGACCGCTGGAGACTGGCTTTTCATTAACACGATCAATGGGGCCGGAGGATCGGTGGTAGTGACTTTCGCCTCAACCTTCCATTCGTCAGGGACGCAAACGACGCAAGCGAGCAGGTATAGCTCGATCGCCTTTCGCAGCACGGGATCGGTGTGGGTGGAGCAGTATCGCACTACCGACCTTGCTTTCCTGCGGCCCTACGTTCAGCATCCCTTACTTCAGCTCATGACCCAAGGAGTTCATTCATGAAACGAGTATTGTTGACTCTTATCTTTACGATTGCCTGTGCGTTCAATGCGCTTGCTCAAGTGCAATCGCAGCGAGTGGTTTTCACCAGCTCTAATCCGCCGACATCTTGTGTTGCGGGGAAGGTGTACACGAATCCAAGTCTTAGTCCAGCTAAAGAATGGATAGGCACGAGCGCTGGAACCTGTACTCTGATTTCGACCGGAGGAACCGTCACCAGTGTTACGGGCACGGCCAATCAAATCAACGTCGCCACAGGCACTACAACGCCAGCACTGACCCTCTCATCCACGATAGTTACGCCAGGCACTCTGACTGTGACCGGATTGACTTCGGGCAGGGTCCCGATCATCGGAGCCTCTGGGTTGATTTCAGACGACTCCGATCTTACTTTTGCCACGGATACTTTGACCGCCACTAAGCTGGGAGCAACTACGCTTACTGGAACAATTTCAGGTGGAGGCCAGCAACTCAACAACATCATCATTGGCACGACAACTCCACTGGCAGGTTCCTTTACTTTCGGGGGTTTTGGAATCGCCGGAGCCGCGGGTACTCGCGTCAACATCCGAGACTCCACGGGAAGCGGAACAAACTATGGCGTCGATTCAGAAATGAGCGGAGCGGCTGCTGTAAATGTTGGTGGTTACTTTAGTGCTACGGGCGCAACGAACAATTACGGACTCCAGCTTAGCGTTGCGGCAGCGGCAAACAACTACTCAATCAAGTCAGACGGCACGGCCCAGAGTCTGTTTGCTGGCCCAATCATCAACACAGGCATTACCACTGACGCTACCCACACAGATTCAACGGTCTGCCAGGATACAACCACCCACCAGTTTTACTTCGGATCTGGAGCCGCGGGGATCTGCTTAGGCACATCTTCCGCACGGTTCAAGCGCGACATCAAGCCACTCAGCCTGGGACTGAAACAGATTGTCGGGCTCAAGCCAGTCAGTTTCAACTACCTCAAGGGCTACGGCGATGAAGGTGCGCGTCGTCAAGTAGGCTTTATAGCCGAGGAAGTCAACAAGACAATGCCTTCGCTGGTTGGGCTAGACAAAGATGGCAAGCCTCAGAGCGTTGACTATATGGGCGTGATGGTAGTCGCCACTCAAGCCATCAAGGAGTTGAGTGCCAAGGTGGATGCGCAGCAACAGGAGATAGTCAAACTGCGACGGATGGTTCGGCAAATGAGGAAGCACAGATGAGAATTCTTCTGCTTTTACTACTCATGCTGGCAGCGTTTTCAGTAACTGCCCAAACGAACGTTGGCGTGTTTGTGACAGGTAACGGTGTTCCCACTACTGCACTGAAATGTGGTTCGCAGAGCTACCTGGATTTGAACACAGGATTGGTTTACCCATGTAACGACGGATTATGGGGCGCACCCCTGACTTTTTCTATTTCCCAATCCGGGTCTGCAAATATCTCAACTGTCGGCACAGTGAACACGGGCACATGGAACGCTACAGTCATCGCCGATGGCAAGATTGCGCCGTCCCTAACCAGTAAGAGCTACGCCGGCTCAACCGTGACGATGACGGGAGCGATTCTGTCGTCAGGTGGTGGTATCGGCTACACAACTGGCGCCGGCGGCGCCGTGACTCAGCTTACCAACAAGAGCACTGGCGTTACTCTGAACAAACTGAGCGGTACGATCACCATGAATGGCGCTGCGCTGGCAGCGGCTGCGATCGTGACGTTCACCGTAACCGATTCGTTTGTGGCAGCTACGGACGTGATTGTGCCAATGCACGACAGCGCGGGAACGATTGGCGCCTACACCATAACTGCCAACACGCCAGGGGCAGGTTCCTTCAAAATCAGCATAAGGAATAATACGGCGGGGTCGCTGAGCGAGGCTATTGTAATTAGATTTGTAGTTATCAAAGCTGTCGTGAACTGATGGACCAACTAAAACGATGAAAACACTCTTCTTGCTTCTTATTCTGTCCGTCGCGGTCGCGGCGCAGACTCCTACAAGTTTTACTGGCCCCGTCAGGTTGACTACTACGACTGAATCTGCCAATCAAAAGACCTATGAGTGGCGAATGTCTGGGCCGGATTTAGTTGGGGTCACGCTCACCGATGCCGGGGCTGATGGCAGCGTGTTTCTTTTTATGCAACGCTCCGGTACAAACGTACGCCGAATTCACCAGTACATAACTAATGGCGCAGGGATTGACATAGTGTATGACAATCCGAACTGCGAGCCAGGGTATTGCTCGACTGATACCAACCCTCTTACTGAACTGCCCTTTATTGCCAACAAGATCGACATCAACACGGATATGGATGCGGGAGTTGTCGGGGTCAATAGTCGGATACTTTTGCTCAATCAGAAGTTCACTATCGAGGCCCCCGAGCCGACTGTCAACCTTCTCATTGGACACACAAGCGCCAGCTCGGTCGATCCGGGGTGGATCGCCGTAGGGAACGGACGAGGCTTGTCGGCCTTCAACTCAACGGACACTGGCACAGTCAGTCTGGTCAAACTTAACTCGTCTAACGAAGTGGTAGTGGGGACCTCGGCGTCGGGAGTAATAATTCCCGGCGTGATTAAGACCACTCCTGTAAATGTTAGCAATCTGCCGGCGTGTAACAGCGGTTCTGCTGGTTGGTATGCGAGCGTTTCGGACGCAACAGCCCCGACTTATCTTGGTGTGGTGGTGGGCGGCGGTTCTGTGAAAGCCCCGGTGTTCTGTAACGGCGCCAATTGGGTTACGCACTAGGAAGCACTACTAATCTGGCTTAGGGTGTCTACAGGGAACCTGCTCTAATAACATCACAAAGATTCTTCCAGCCTGATTTGCGAACCAAAAGATATTTACTGTCAGGGTCTAGCTGATTAGACACATCTTCGGCACACTTCTCCAGCGCCCGCTTAATCGGTTCAAGGTGGGCGTATTCGATTCCGTTCTCAGGCTGTTCGCCTTCCACGTAGAAATTCGGATCGCCATCGCGCTCCCCGCTTATCCACACTCTTGCTGGTGGCTTCCCTACCTCTGGCGGTGCGTGTTCGCTCATTGTTCCCAAAGTTCCGATTCAATGATGGCTGCAACTTTCTTCACCGTAGACTCTCGCTGCAAAACGTCTGCACAGTGACACACCGCCTCATTCCAAACTTCTTGGTTAGTCTTACCTTCCCACGTTCGCTGTAGATTCATCCACTCGCCAAGTCCGACTTGCTGCTCGTGACAGTCACCGCTAACTTCTTCTGAGATTTCCTTGGCTGCTCTCATACTTGGAGACTCACTCGGCGGTGTCTCACTTCCTACGGGTGGCGTGGGTGCTTCTGCTTTAGGTGTATCAGCCATTCTTCGACTCCTCTGTAAACTCGGCCAGTAATTGTTTGATATCCGCAGCTTTGTAAATGCGATATCCGGTAGGGGTGAACTTCGCAGTCACCGAAATTTTTCGTTGTGCTCGTTTGCG